AACCTCAATCTTCTGTTGCCACATCATAACTTTATGTGGGGTCATTGGACGGTACCAAGCTGTATGTTCATTCAAGAAAGCTGCATACTCATCTAAGAATTTCCAAGATCCTTTCTCATTAATATAATCTTTAAGACTAGCACCAATTTTAAGAGTCACCCCTTGCTCAAACCATTGTTGGTTTATAAGTTTAGCCATATGGAAATAAGAAGATGCAATCTGACGTTTCTTTAGAATTGCCACATGTTTATAGTTTAATTCTGCTAATAGCTCATATAATGCCATATGATACTGGGCATCCCTTATATCAGCAAATCCAAATTGTTGAATTTCTTTGTTAAAGATTGGTAGAAAGTTTAACCACATATAATATTCTCTGGTAAGATACCAGGTTATATTACTATCTTTAATAATTATACCTTTTCTGCATTTAGTTTTTTGATCATCCCAGTAGTTTATAAAGTCTTTTGACTTGAAGGGAGCTGTACAATATACTCCATCTTTTTTAAATCTGGTTGATTCATCAGTGAATAATTTACTGCTTGTTTCATTAAATTCATACTTACCAGGTTCTTTAAAGACTCCTTTGATAAAGTCAGCGAAGTCCTCTCTGGATTCAAAGTTTGAAACTGTCCATTCTCCATTATCATAAGTTGGTATGTCTTGATAAATTTCACTCATTACATGTCATATGCTAATCCTTGTCCACCTCTTACTCTACTCTGTTGTTCTTCCTGAAGATCTTTATAAGCTCCTTTAAAAGATTGCCTGATAGCATCATAATTTTTAGCTGCAGCTATCAGAGAGTTAATATTACCATCTCTACCTGCAGTGATGGTTGTAGTCTCCATATATCTTGCTAATCTATCTAACATAGATGCAATACCTTTATAAGCTCTGGATGTAGGAGTTTCATACATTCTTTCACAGAATCTGAGAGCTGCATATACAGTCTCATCTTCTGTTGAGAACTCAGCTTCTATCTGATCCATTATTAAAGATTCCTTGTCTATGTCCGGAGTATAAAAGAAAGGGTTCATATCAGGGTTTGGACATGTCATATAGAATAGATACTGATAGATCTTTAGGAAGTCATCGGGATACTCCTCCATTACATCCTTTAAAGCCTTAAGTGTGTAGCAATGCTCTGTTGGGATTACTTTTCCATTTTGTATGTCAAATAGTTTAATTATCATTTCTTTTTGATTTTAGCTTTGTTATCATGAAGGTAGTGAATAATTGCCTGTACTTCTTCATACAAATAAGGTATTGCAATTGGTTTAACTTCTTTTAGTACAGGATCTCCATTCTCATCTTTCTTAGTTACCGGATATCCCCAATTATCCTCAGTCTCTACTTCAAATGTAACATGATGAATAAATATTCTACCTGGTTTTAATTTAGGATTATGCTTCAATATAATATACATATAAATGCTCAATTGTAAAGCATAATGATAAAAATGACAATCATCTAAACTATCTACAGGGGGTAGCATTTTTTCTGATTTACCTTCCCAATCCACATATGACTCCATTTTTATTTCTTTGTTAGTCTTGTAGTCAATGATGTTTACTTTACCATTGACTACTTCAACTAAATCTGATTGGCCACAAATACCTACTGAGCGTAGATAGACCATATGTTCTGGATACACGCCTGGTTCTAATTTTTGAGATGGTGCCAATTTAACTCCTTCTTTAAGTTCTGTAGGTTTAAATACTGGAACAGTTGTACCTTCTCTTTCCATAGATGATAAAGAACAAATATCAACCTCTCTTTGATTATGATACCATGTACCAAGAGTTGTAGATCTGTCAGCTTCATTTGTCCAAATCTGCTGAATAAGTACAGGATCAATACCGTACCATTTAGATTTTTTACTCTTGCTTACTTTCTCTGCTATTTTCTTAGCATCAAAAGGTTTTTTAAAATGGGAAACAAGTGTGGTTACACTTATCCAATCAATGTTACTGTCATCAAGACTTTTGTAACTATGATCTGATGCATTAAATACTATACTCATAACTTATCTAATTGGTCTTCTTTCTTCTCTGAAACTATTGATGCCCATTTCTTTGCTGGGCATGATGTAGAAAGAGCTCTTGTTTTAAATGCTAAAGAACAACCACATAGAGAACAACATGGTTGACTACCTGGAAGCACACATTCACTTCCTATAGTATCCTTATCAGGACATTCATTACATATATCCATTCTAAGTTTTGATACATGTTCTACAAACTCATTCTTTACTACTGAATTTGTTATACCTTCAACAATCTGTTTTCTATTCTTCCAGATCTCTTTGAGACTTGCTTTCATATTTGCTCTGTTTAAATTGTTCTTTTTTCTCTTCCTGTTGAGAAATCTTTTTTTCAATATCTATAAGAGCAGTGATTTTCTCCTCTATCATTTTCTTATTGTAGTAAGCTCCAAATGTAGAAGTATCATGGTTTTCCAAACTCTTTTGATATCTAGGAATTGCTTTTCTTACAGTTCCGGGTTTAACAGCAAAATGCCCCAGGCCCTCAACATTTAGCCTGGGGTGTTTTAAATGCGTTAAGTTTTCTCTTACATCTTTGTAAAAACACTCTATTAAATCTTCAACAAGAGTTGCATTTACACCAAGTTCTTCAGCTACTTGTTTATATAAATTACTGGCTTTCTTCGGTATCATGCCCTAAAAATTTATAATCAAGCAAAACAGTACCATTAGTCTGTATTAATAAACTTGGATTTAGTTTAATCAACTTTTTATTACCCGGGTCTTTAATTACAAGACCATTTTTTTCTGCTTTATTTATGCTATTTCTAACAGTCTGAGGAGATTTAAAAATCCAGTCCTCTTCTGCAGATGCATCTAAGCAAAAATTAGTAAGTTCTATAGGTTCATTAAAACTAAGCAATGTAAGACAGTTAAGATCTGATTCACTCATAGTTATCCTATTGATATAACAATGTGTTAGAATCTGAAACTTAACAACATCCCATTTTGACATTTTAACCCTTTTCTGTACTTGGTTTACAAGTGCCATGGTCTATTGTTTTTTAAGCTTTCTTTCTTTTGGTGCTGGTCTTTCACTCATTGCAAGATCTTCTCTTTCATTCTCTTCTTCACCTTCTTCTGACATTTGAGGATTCATCATCATAGCCATTTGAATTTGAATTTGAGTTCTTTTAAATCTTACTTCATCTAGTTCCATTAATTTTTTTTCATACTCATATTGAGCATTGATATAAGGCATAGAATCAGTGTAAAATTTAAGAAGTTCTTCTTTTCTAGCAGTTAGTTCTTCCGCAGATAACTGCTCTTCATTGTGTTGGTTTTCCATAATATATTAATTAAAGTTTACACAAATATACAAGAAAAGTTTAAACTAGATATATTTAAACAAAAAAATCCAGATATACTACATACCTGGATCTCTATATCTTAAGTAAGATTATCTATTCTTAATAGTAAAATTAAGAATTGTAAAAGAGTAAAAATTTCTAGCTGGATCTATCTCAATAGAAAATATATCCACCATAGATACTCTACCTCTTATAGTTATTGTCTTCCAGTTAGGTTTGTGATTATTCCAACCATTTCTAAATTTCATGATACAAGAGATTTAAGCATTGCAATCATTTTTGGTTGTGGAGAAATATCACTCTTATCTCTTCTATAGGAATTGTGAGTATAAACTCCAGGTACTGCAGACAATGCATTCTTAGAAACACTCCACATATCTGCTTCATTATACTTTAATGGAATACCATGTACCTTATTCCAGTAAACAAGTAGTTGTCTTACAGATTCAATCTGTGCATCTGTATACGCATGATAATGTTTATATCCTTTGTAAGGTTTTTCTAATGTACAAACTTGATCTGCCGGTACTTCTCTATTTACATAGTTATAGTATTTACCATTCTTTAGAGTTAATGGGCCCCAATTGCATATCTCAATACCAATTGCTATTTTATCTAATCTTTGATATTTTACACCCATAGCTCTAAACACATCTGGTTTAATACCTAAATGATATGCCCATTTTTTAGATGAGAATGCTTGAGCAATTTCTCCATCATATGTATCTTTTGATAATCCTTTACCAGATATAACAACACATGTAGCAATACGTCCTCTGTCATCTGTATTCCACATTTTAATTGTTCCTGGTGCAGATGAATTACCTGCAGTGTGATGTAATACTATTTGTACTTTTTTGGTCTCCTCATTTACATACTGTCCTTCTGAGAGAGGTACCTGTTTTATTTTTGATAAATTTAATGTACTCATTTTTTATTAAATTTTTTAGCATAGAATTTTGCAAGCCAAGTACCAACTCTTTTTAAAGCAGAGTTTTGAGCATCAACAGTAACTGTAGTTCCTTCTTCAGTTTTAGTTACATTCACATCTAGTTTCTCACTGTCTAGCTTAAATTCTTTTTTAACTTCATCAGTATGTATTTCTACATCTACTTTAGGAGTATCAACTACTGCATCAAGTTTTTTACCTTCTTTCTTTACTTTAGCTTTGACTTTTTTAGTTTTCACTTCTACTTCAAAGTCTTTAACTTTTGCTGCTTTTTTTACAGGTGTTTTTTTTGTTGTCATAATTTATATATTAGGGGTTTCTGTTTCTGTTTCTTTTACTTTTGCATCATCAACTGTTAGTTGAGCTAAAGTAGCTGCAACTGTACCAGCTGTTACTACATATGTTGCTGCTGTTACTACTGCAGCTGGTAATGCAATTGGAGCAGCAATAATAACTCCTGCTACAGCTCCTGCTGCAATTGCAATCTTTTGTACTTTCTTCCAAAAACTTGGAGTGGGAGCATTCCATCTTTTCATAACTGACATAACTTTCTATTTAATTATTACTATTTCTTCTTCTAGTTGTTCCATTCATCTGGATTCTTACTAACTCTCCTACAGTATCAGATAAGTCTCCTATTTTACTAGCCATTACTCTAATCTCATGTTGGGTATTTTCCTCAATGTGTTGGAGCTTTAATCTATTCTCCTGTTCTAATAATTCAAACTTACCTTTTAACTTTCCTTGATCTTCAATTCTTTTTTGATTCTCCAAAGTTAATACTTCTATTTGTTTATTAATTGTACCATAAGCACTTCTTAAAAAGAATCCTATAATAGCAACTACAGTAGTTGCTGCAAATATTGATGTAGGTAGTATCCAATTTTCCATTTTTTAACTCTATTTAATTTTAAATATTTTTACCAGGACTTCTCCATCTCTGATCTACTGGATCATATATAAATGTTAAACCTTCACCTGCTTGTAGCACAATATCATTTCCTAATAAAAATCTATTTTGTGCAGTACTAGCAGCATCATTATTTTTAAATGTAATGTTACCTGTAGGTGTTGATGGATTTACATTAAATATGCTGAAAAAATAAGATTTTGTATTATCAGGTACTACTACCCCTGTTAATTGAAAGTTTCCAGTTGATGATAATCTTATTAAAGCAGATCCAGATAAATTACTAATCAATAAATCATTTGTATTTGCTGTTAAATTTGCAGCAGAATATCCTCCACCAAATTGTAAACCTCCTGGTAATACTACATTATTATTATTATCTGTTAGTGTTAGTAATTTCCATATTGCATTTCCAGAAGCACTGCTTACACATATCCACACTTTAGAAGTTGCAGTATTATACCATAATGAACCAACTGTGTATTGTAATGTATAATCATCTGTAACTGTAGGATCTACAATTGCTGAAATATTTGTTCTTTGTCCTGAATAATTAAAAGTTGCATAGTTATCAGTACTTCCACCAGATGCAGGTCCTTCAATGGCTGCCCCTAAAAATGTATTATTCCACTGAATACCAATTGCACTTGTTGTTCCTCCAATTGAATTTAAAACAGTAGCAGACATAAATGAATTTGCAATTGTTGGTTTGTAATACAATCTAAAAGCTACTGTACCTAAAGCAGCATTTGCAAATCTTCTAAATTCAAAATTTGATTCATCTAATCTATAATCTCCATCTCCAGATACTGATAAATAACCAGGACCTGATATATTTACAACTCTACAGATTGCTCTTCCAGTACTAGCACCAGGAGATGTTTTAGATATATTAATGTGTAAAACAACAGATGCAAATGTATTTGCACTTTTACTTCCAATATTTACAAGTATTTGATAATTTTTACTTGTACCATAATTAACAAGAAAAGTAGCTATTCTATACCAATTATTTAGACCAGTAACACTTCCTGAACCCATTCCCCATCTTGTGACAAGATTTTCCAAAGATCCTGCTCCTCTTACAGTAAGTGGAGAAGATCCATAAGCTCCTGAATTGGAACCTAAAACAACTGGTCCTGTTCTTGCTATTGTATTAGTTTTATTTCCACCCGCATCTGTAGTTGAACCTGCTAAGGTAAAAGGTGTTGCATTAGTTGTAATATTAGTAACAGGCACCCAAATACTTCCATCAAAAGAATATATATTACCAGCATTTACTCCTGTTAAAACAGTTGTGGTATCATTGACCATAGGTGTGTAATAAATCCATACTTCACCATCCCATGTTGCAATATTATTATCTTGACCAGCCCATACTCCAATAGCTCCTACAGCTACAATATAAGCATCATCAAATGTAGGATCTATAATAGTAGATGGATCTGTAATTGTATTATCAAGTACAGGATTCAAGTTTGCATTAATATTAAATCCAGATTCTGCATCATCTTGAGTAAAAAATGGATTAGTTGATGAAGGATTGATTGCATTTATTGCTGCTTGGTACTCATCATTTGGCAAATCTCTATTTATATAAATTGACATAATATACTATTTTAGATATAGTTATACATAATAAGTAAAAATGCACCAGCTGTTGTAGTATCCCAAAAGAAAGATGTACCATTATAGTAACCCATAGGAATTCTAGGATCTAAGTTAATAGATGTTCCTGGAGCTACAGGAAAATAAGTTGAGCCACCATTAATAGATATAGTAGCTACTGCAGTACCAATATTTTGAAATGATATTGATGTTATTTGTTGACCAAAAGATGATAAGTCACCTGTTGCTCCTGTAGATACTATACTATCTAATGATATAGCAACATTTGGTGTTACAATATTTACATCTAAAGTCCCCTCTACTGCAGTTTTTATATCTGTAAGAATGTCTTCTTGTGTTTGACACAAAGCTGTAGATACTGCATTTGCACAATCAGGTTGTACACCTAAAGGACCAACAATAGTAGTATTTGTAGAAACTACTCCAAAACTATCTACTTGAACTGCTGTCCAGTTTGTACCACCATCAGTTGAACCATACATCCCTACTCCATCAGCAGATGGTGTTAAAGAACCGGCATCTACTGGTAATGGATTACCTGAATCTACAGTAATACCATTAGCACACAAAGATACTTCATCACCACAAGTTAAAGGTCTTATATCTAATGCAGTTGCTTGAACAGTTACAGTATTTGATACAGTAACATCTGATCCTGTAACATCTACAGAATCAGTAGCAAAAGTAAGATCTCTAATATCTAGATCCGTAGCAGTTACTACAGCATTAACATTAGATCCAGATACATCTACACTATCTGTTGCAAAAGTTAAATCTCTAATATCTAAATCAGTTGCTGAAATAATCCAAGGAGATGTTCCTTGTTGTACTGTAACATCTTCTAATGCAGCTAATGTGGCTGCATCAAGAGCAACTGTCCATGATCCAGACTGAGCTGCATTTACAGTACCATCAACTGTCCAAGGATCAGAACTAGGATCTTGACTTACAGGAAGTGGAGTAGGTATTGTTACTGTTACATTTACATAACCATTTGTATCTACTGAAATAGGTTGATTATTGACCCCATCAAAACCATAAATGAGGATACTATCATTAGCCTGATTAATATCCACTTCTAATGGTAATGGATTTACAACAGTAACAGGTAATGAATTAGCTGCATTTACTACAGCACCATTTACACACAAACTTATTCTGTCATTACAATCTATTGCAACTGGTATTGAATTTAAAACATTCACATTAATTGAACCATTAGGTAGAATATCTAATGAATGACCTTGACCATCACAAAGACTAATACTATCTTCAGCACATGTCAAAGGTTTCTTTACTTCATCATAGATTTTTTGTAAACCTTCGAGCATTTTGAGTTGCCAAGGAAAATTGTTTCCCTGTAACCCACTATTTTTTAAGTCTCCTATACTATTTGACATGTTATTTATTTTTAAAAATAATACCCCGGTTTAATCGGGGTATTTAATTAACCTTCTTTAATAACTTCCTTAACTTCTGCTCTAACTGATGCTCTTGCTTCAACACTATCATTAACTCCTCTAATAAGTGGTACCATCTCCACTCTAAAGTCTTTATCAGGAGTTTTTGGATCATCAATTAATACAAATGTACCACCAGGAACATTTGCTTTAACAGCTTCATCAATTGATTGATAAAGTCCTACACTAAGTAATTTTTGAATTAACGTTGTTAGTTCTTTAGCTTTAAGGTTTGCTATATTAGTGTTGATTTTTGAAGTTTCATAGACTGCACTAGAGACATTGTCTATATTTAAAGCATTAATAAATTTTGCCATGATTTCTAGATTTTAATTATTGAACAATCTTTACAACTAAATCAGTTCCGTCAACTGATACATACCAATCTCCTTTTTTCAATCCTGCAGCAACTGCAGCATTATTATTGGCAAACACTCTTGTCATAGCAAGTTTGTAACCCCAATCAAAGAAAAACTTATTTACCGACCTATTAAGGTACTGGTACATCTGAGTAAGTTTAGATTTATACTCAGGCATCGTAGATCTAGCATTATCTACATTTTCAAATTCTGGTAAAGCTCCCATGATATAAAATTTTAATTACACTATAATATACAAAAAATTTTTGAATAAAAAAAATCCCCAGAAAAATTTCTGAGGATCTTTCCGTTTGATTAGAGAAAAGTGTCAAAACATTGTACCTAGAAAGAATGCAATAAATAACATTACAATCAAGGTTATATTAGCATATTTTTTTCCTTCGGGGTCTTCTTCCCATACATTGTGCATCTTATTATATAAGGGTTTGCTCATGGCATTATTTATCAGAAATAAAACACCAATAACAGCAAGACCTATAATAAAAAGTAATCCTTTAAGTATCATAATGAATCAATTCTTCTTTGTAAATATACTAAAGCTTTTTGTAAATCCTCCTTTTTT